ATGATGCTATCAACAATATTTACAAAGTATCAATTATTAGATTTATATCCACAATTAGCAGAAGTTAATGAAGAAAATGGAAAAATGTTAATAGATGAGATTGAAGGATATTATGAAGATGAAACATTTCCTGATGCACAAAATACTAGAACAAAAGGCTCATTTACTCCTGATGTAACTAAAGATTATGATTATGGTGAAGGTAGTGAAAAGTATCAGCTTATTGAAAGTTTTAGTAAAACAAAAGTGCCATATTATAGAATTATGGATATGCAATCACAACAAGAACGTATTCTTGACACAAAGAATATGGAAATGTTTTTGCAAAATAAAGATATTGCAGATGCGGTACAAAGAGGTCAAATAGATATTGTTGAAGTATTACAAACAAGAATTAAACTTACATCTACCTTAGGTCAAACGATATTATATGAAAGAATATTAAATACAGATAAATATCCAATAGTGCCTGTTCCAAACATTTGGACTAATACACCATATCCAATGAGCGATGTAAGAAAAAATAAAGATTTTCAAAGATTTTTAAATAAAACAATGTCATTGATAACATCGCATGCACAAGCATCATCAGGTTTAAAATTACTTATACCACAAGGAAGTGTTGACGATATAGAAGAATTAGAACGTGATTGGGCAAATCCAAATGCAACAATAGAATATGACCCATCATTTGGCGAACCACACTTCCCATCACCACAACCTTTATCTAATTCTATAATGCAACTACCTGGACTAGTTGAAAAATATATAGATTTAAATATGGGTATATTTGAAATGCAACAAGGTAATGCAGAGGCTGCACCTAGAACCTCATCTGCAACTATGATGATGGAAGATTTTGGACAAAGAAGAAGTAAGTCAAAGCTTAGAGATGTCGAAGGTAGCTTAAGAAGGCTAGGTCAAGTTATATACAATCTAGCAAAAGAACATTATACATTTAAAAAAGTATTTAGAATAGCACAACCAAATAATGACATGTCAGAGTACATGGTTAATTTTTATAATGATAAATCACAAGCAATCGGAGAAATGATGAATGATTTATCTATTGGTCAATATGATATAAATATAATAGGTAACTCAACTATGCCATCAAATAAATGGGGTGAATGGTCAATATACATGGAAGCATATCAAGCTGGACTTATAGATAGAACAGAAGCATTAATGAAAACAGAAATATTTGATAAAGAAGGTGTATTACAAAGGATTGATATTGTACAGCAATTACAAGCACAACTACAAGGTGCGCAAGAACAAATTAAGAAATTAGCTGGTGACCTACAAACTGCAGACAGAGAGTCTATAGCAGCAAGACAAAGAACAGAAGTAGAGAAATTTAAAGGTAGGTTAAAACAAGTAGAATTGGATGATAAATCTGCAAAGAAAATGCAGGTTGATAAACTAACAAACGCAGTCAAACTCGAAGTTGAGAAATCACGTTTACGTGGTCAATCTCGTGAGAAACAAGAGAAATTGCAAGCCAAAGGAGGCAAATAATGGATAACGCATTTGAAAATGAAAATCTTGGTAATCAAGGTCAAGTCAACGATAATGTAGGGCAAGATGAAAGTAAAGCACAGAATACAGAAACTTCAAACGATTGGGAATCTCAAGCTAAGTATTTTCAATCAGAAAAAGATAAACTGCATTCTGAAAATCAAAAACTAAAACAATATGAAAAAGTTGGAAAATTGTTGGAATCACGACCAGATATTGTACAAACAATATCAGGAATGGTCCAAGGTGGTCAACCAGCACAACCTGAACGCATTGCTTTAGATAAAGATGAGTTTGACCCATGGGAAGCCTATAATGACCCAACATCTAAATCGTATAAGTTCAGACAACAAGAGTTACAAGACTCTATTAATAATGCAGTTCAAACACAAGTAGCTGGTGTACAAAAAGAAGTAGGTATGACTAAACTTCAAGCAGAACTTGCTGCAAAAGGATTAACACCTGAAGAAATTACTTCATTTGTTGATTTTGCTAGCAAAAACCCAGCAGAGTATGGTGTTGATGGTGCAATTAATATGTGGAGAGCAGTAACTCAAGAACCAGCAAAAGATGAAAATGGCAACCCACTTGATGTAGTTCGTCAAAATCAAGCAGTTCCTCAGCAGGCAGGTATATTATCTGGTGAGCAACCTGTAAGAAAAAGTGATGATGATGCAGTATGGGAGGGCATTTTAAAAGCTGGGAGTCGAGCTAACGTATTGTAAATAAATTAATTATTAACTAAGGAGAATAAAATGTCAGAGAAATTTAACTCTGGACAAGTAAAGTTTGGAACTCCTGGTTCCCAGACAGCCTTAACATTAAATAATCAAAGTAGAAGATTATTTGATTTTAGTGATAGGATTGCTGAATTAGCCCCAGAAGAGTCTCCATTTTTTGTTTATTTGTCAAAAGTAGCAAAAGTTCCAACATCGGATAGTCAGTTTCGATTTTTGGAAGATAGAACGAAAGTTCATATGACTGATAGAAGCTTTTTGCTTAAAGGTGCAACAACTATGGTTGCAGAAGGAAGCAATATGGATATTGTATTAGATACATCAGGTGGTGCATCTGTTGATTTTTTACTTCCAGGTATGGTTGTAGCAATTGGAGATGTTGATGGCAATTCTGTCCCAACAACTGCAAATGTTAGAGTAAATACTGTAAGTAGTTCATCTACAGAAACAACTTGTAATGTTACAGCAATATCTCATGTTGGTGCTTCTTCAACATTAGCTTTAGCAGACAACTCAAAATGTACTGTTATAGGTACTTCATTTGAGCAAGGTTCTGGTTCACCAGATGTTTTTTCACAAGAGCTTGACCATGATACTGGTTTTACTCAAATATTCAAAACTGCTTGTGAGATGACAAATACTGCAAGAGCAACTATCTACAGAGGTTATGCAGATGAGTTCCAAAGAATTTGGAATCTTAAATTAAGAGAACACAAAGTAGATATTGAAAGAGCAATGTTATTTGGACAAAAAGGTACATCAGGTGGTATTCAATACACAGATGGTATCGTTGGTTCAACAATCAGAAATGGCTATGCTAACGTAGTGAATGATGGAAGTCAATTATCATATAATATTGATAAACCATACTATAAATCTAATACAGCAGCCGAGTTAACATATGATGATTTATTATCTGATTTTGAAGTAATCTTCGACCCTGCAAGGGGTGGTGGAAGAGCTAAGTTAGCTTTAGCTTCAAGACCAGTAATATCTCACTTTAACAAACTTGGTTCAACTGGATTTATAAGTGGTTCTATGACAGATGGCGACCAAAGATATAACTTCCCAGCATCGCAAGGCGCTTTTGGACATTTAGTAACTAAAGTACAAACTATTCATGGTGATGTATCTATGGTTGCTGAATCTCTATTTAGAGGCTTTGCTTCTGGATTTATGATGATGGTTGACTTAGACCATGTTGCTTACAGACCGCTTGTAGGTAATGGTTTAAATCGTGACACTTCAATAACAACTAATGTGCAACAAGCTGATGAAGATTTAAGAAAAGATATGATTCTAACAGAAGCAGGTCTTGAGGTAAGTCTTCCTGAAACTCATGCACTTATTAATTTGGAGGGTGTGTAAGATGAGAAGTGATTATTTAAATGAAAACATAATAAGTAACAGTGGACACAAAAAGAAAGTTAAAGTGTTAACTGCAGCAACACAGTTAGAAGAAAAAGATTCAGGTTCAATATTATTATTAAATTCTGCATCTGAGTTTGCAACAACTCTTCCATCTGTAGCTGACGCTGGTGCTGGTTGGTACTGCAAAATTGTAGTAGAAGCAGCTCCATCAGGCGCATCATACACAGTTGTTGAAAAAGCCTCAGCTGACACTGATGTAATTATTGTTAATGGTATCAATGAACTTGAAGTTGACACAAGTGATGATGGTGTATCCAATACTGGATGTACTACAATTACTTTTGCAGATGGCGTAGCTATCAAAGGTGACTTCATTGACATTTGGTGCGATGGCTCTAATTACTATGTATCAGGTCAAACAAAAGCTGATGGTGGTATTTCAGTAGCGTAGTTATAGTTTTGTAGAACTATGGGAGCTATCAATAAAAGGTGGCTCCCGAATCTACATAAGACAATAATAATTTTATAAACAAGGAGAAAGTTATGGGAAGTTTCCCAGGCGGAAATGTAGTAAGAGTCACCCCAACATTATCAACTGATGCTTATGCATCTGGAGATGTATTGTTTGTTGCTACACGTATTCCAAATGCAGTAAAAAATAGAGGTGGCGTTTCAAAATTAAAAGCCATGTTTGTATTAGATAAAGATGATACAAGTGATGCTGATAATGATATATTTTTTGTATTTCAAGAAAAAGAAGGCACTGCGCCAGGCACTATTAATTCAAGTGCAAATATATCAGATTCTGATTTTCAAGCAAATAAGCCTTTAGGATTTATTCAACTTCAAGGTGATAGAAATACAAATGGAGCTGGTATTCAAAATTCAAGACTATTTTTTGTAAACCCAGGACAAGGAGATGGAGAGTCTAGTGTCCCTAATTTATTGCTTAAAGCAGATGAAGGTTCAACAGATGTATATGTTTGGGCATATTTATCTGGTGGTTCTCCAACTTATTCAGCAGATGGCTTAGAATTAATATTTCATATTGAATATATAGATTAATGGCTAAGAAAAGCACAGTTAATAAAGCAGGAAACTATACAAAACCTGGAATGCGTAAGCGTATATTCAATAGAATAAAAGCTGGTGGCAAGGGTGGCAATCCTGGTCAGTGGAGCGCACGAAAAGCACAAATGCTTGCAAAGGCTTATAAAGCAGCAGGTGGTGGTTATAAAGAAGAAGGTGGAAAAATAATGCCTAAATATAAAAAAGGTGGTGGTACTTTTAAACCACACATGATGTACAAGGGCGACAAAACTGTTAAAGCAAATACATATCAAGAACATTTAGATTATGGTAAAAAAGGTTATGTCCACAGTAAAAAGAAAGAGTTAGGCGGAATGTTAAAAGGTCCATCTCATGCAGAAGGTGGTATCCCTATTGAAGTTGAAGGTGGGGAGTATATAATTAAAAAGAAATCAGTGAATAAAAAAACTGAACCAGTTTTGGAATATATCAATGAAAATGGTAAATTACCAGGTAATATGGATTATGATTTTCCAACAACTGATGCAAGAGATAGGAGTAAAAAATAATGCCAGGAGTTAAAAATAAAATGACAGGTAAAACTGTAGCTGAAATGTCATATGATGACAAGGGTATGGAAGCAGCAAATAAAATGGCTGCAGATGACCCAAATTTAATAGTTACAGATGGAAGAATGAGAAGTGAACAGATGTATGCAGGTGGTGGTAAAACTGGATATAGTAAAATAGGAATGGAAAAACCTAAAATGATGTACGGTGGCAAGATGAAAAAAATGAAACATGGTGGCAAAATGAAAGAAATGGGCCATGGTGGCATGATGAAGAAAATGGGCCATGGTGGCATGATGAAAAAATATGAAGAAGGCGGCAAAGCATTGAAGAAAGTTGATTCATCAAAAAATCCAGGATTATCAAAATTACCAAAAAAAGTAAGAAATAAAATGGGCTATATGGAACATGGTGGTAAAGCTAAGATGCCAAAAATGATGTATGGTGGTAAAATGAAAAAGAAAATGGCACATGGTGGTAAAATGCATATGGATGCAAATATGTATATGAAACATGGTGGTAAAACACACGCAAAGAAAAATAAATGAGAACATATTATTGTACATGCGGAAGTAAGGTAGAATGCATATCTGACAAGCTGCCTAAATGTAGTTGTGGTAAAGTATTTGGTATATCTGCTAAAGTATCTGACCATATTAATATGAGGACTACTTGGAGCGGACAAACTAAAGTTGAGTTTACACAAACAACAGTTGATAAAGATATTGCATCTTGGGGTAAAAGATAATGGCATTAGATTTTGCAGCAAGAATACATGCACTTACAGGATTTGATGCAGATGAAGCTAGCGCTTCAGAAACTGGTGATGACTTTGATGAAGCTACTGCTCAGTTTATGACCGATGCAGTAAAAGAAGTTATAAACTTAATGCCTGATGAATTAAAAATAAAATGTGCATCAACTACTACATTGAATAATTCTACAACTACTATGGATTTAGATACTGCAGGAGATATTTTATTTGTAACTAGATTATCAGCAAACTCAGGTGGTTTTCACATACCCTGCAGAGAAGTGCCTTCAGCATATGGAGGATTGACGACAGACCCGTCTAGTATATATTATGCAAGTGCTACAGACCCTGTATTTTATATTGATGCAAATACATCTGGCTCTGATGGTAAATCAGCAACTTTATATGTAAAACCAGAACCTGAAGCAACACAAGTAGCAAACGTGCATCATGTTAAATATCCAACATTTACAGCTGGAGACACAGAAACATATGATGTATCTACAAAAAATATTATGGCAAATTTCCCAGAAGAAGCAGAACATTTAGTAGTATTAAGAGCTGCAATATCAGCTGCACAATATTTATTAGCAACAGAAGAAGACCCAGAAGTATATATACCAATGATATCATCTCTTAAAGCACAATATCAAGAAGGTGTTCAGGGCTTACTTTCAGGTAGTATTCTACCACAGCAGCAAGGAGAAAGATAATGATAGCAAAAAATATAATTGACCAAATAGAAAAAATGTTTGGCAGACAACCAGAGCAGTATATGTTTCAATTAATAAATGATGCATTAGATGAAATATCATCAAAGAAAATGAATAATACTGAATCAAAAACAACTGATTTAATTGGCCATGATAGATGGTATACATTAACAGATGAAATGATTCAGATAGAAAGAGTTGAAATAAAAGATACAAATAATAGATATGTAATGATTCCAAAGCTTGCAGACCCTCATAAATTACTAAGAAGTGATACAGATGATACTGCTACAAATTGGGTAGATACAGATGCAGGAGATGATACATTAACATAGGAGAATTATGGCAATAAATAAAAGAACATATCCTAATAACTATTTTGTTTATTACAATGATGATAATAGATTGGCTGTACTTTGCCAGGATACTACATCTACAACTGCAGAAAGAACAGTAGAAAAATATGATACATATCAAGGAGATGACATTGTTGCAGGAATCAGGATTACATATAAATCAAAATATGGAAATATAGATTCAGTTACACAAGATTTAAAAACAAAAGCAGGGTTAGATTCTGGATTACATCCAGCTATATTATGTTATATAAAAGCTAGAATGTTTGAAGATTCAGGAGACCTGCAAAGAGCGCAGTATTTTAGAGCGATGTTTGATAAAATGATAAAACAATATCCGTTAAGAAAAAGTGGAGTAAGGACATTAGCGGTACCTAGATTATAAAAGGGGATAAGATGGATTTAAAAAAGATGCTTGAAGATTATAAACATCAACAAGAGCAAGTAAAAGAAATCTTCATCAAACTTCAAGGTAAGATTGAAATGTGTGAAGAACTTCTTAAAGACAAAGAAAATAAAAAGTAGTTTTTTGAAATAGAGGTAAATATGCCGAATAAAGATAAAGGTGTAGTCAAGAGAGCAATTGTGACTCCTGACAAGCACTTTCCACTTGCAGATATTCCTGCAATTAAATGTTTAAAAAAAGCAATTGAAATAGTAAAACCTGATATATATGTAGACCTTGGTGATGTAGGCGAATGGTCTGGATTTTCACATTGGAAGTATAAAAGAAAAAAAGCACCACCATTAGAGTTTTTAATTGAAGACTTTGATAAAGATGTGAAAGATGTGAATAAAGGTATGGATATGATTGATGAATCTTTAGACAAAGCAAACTGTAAAGAAAAGTATTTAACAGAAGGTAATCATGATGACTGGTGTAATATGGCAGTTGAAAAGTATCCTTATATACCACAATACAAGTTTGCAAAAGCAGTCAAGCTAAAAGAACGAGGATATAAATATTATGCATTTGGAAAGAAACTAAAGATAGGTAAGTTATACTTTTATCATGGACATCAATATGGTGGGCAGTATCATACAGCAAATCATATAAGAAAACTTGGTTGCAATATAATGTATGGACATTGGCATGATTTACAACAAATGAGCGCAACTCATATGGATGGACCCAAGTCAGCTTGGAGTATCGGATGTTTAAAAGATATGAGCAGTGAAAAAAATTCTTGGCTTGGTAATAGGCCAATCAACTGGGCGCACGGATTTGCGATTGTGGATTTTTACAAAGGTGGATTATTCACAGTCCATATAATACAAATAATAAAAGGACGAACCTCATTGTGGGGTGAGTTGATAGAAGGCAAATAAGGAGAAAAAGTGGCAAACTTAACAGTTACACACACAGAAGACATTACATTGAATGGTCAGCAATTTGGTGGTACAAATGTATATTCAATTACAGGTATAAATGATATATCTAAAAGAATAATAACATGTCCAGCAAATCAAGATTCAACTATAGGAATGTTCCAAGCTGCTGAAAATACTGCAGATGGAGCAATGGCAGTTGCAGATGTTAAATATATCAGGGTTACAAATTTAGATGGAAGTAATTCAATTAATTTATCACTTCAAATATCTAATGATGAAGATGGTGCTGCAGATTTTTCTGGAACTATATTAGTTGCTGCAGGGCAATCTTTTGTAATGGGAACACCGCACGATGGAATACAAGTAAGTGATGCTAATGCAACTATTATAACAACTTTAGTTGATTTAGAAAGTATTTTAATTGACCCTGGAGCTAATAATGTTAAAGTTGAAGTAATAATAGCCAGTGTTTAATGGATGTTTTAAATATATTAGAAACATTCGGAATCCCCATTGCAGTTGCAATAAGTTTTGGATTTTTCATTTGGAAGCAGAATAAATACATTCAGGACGATTTAAGTTCTGATATGAAAAATAAACATGATAGGCTTGAAGCAATACTAATAAAGTTAATAGACCAGCAAAAGCTTATCCAGTTAGGACAAAAAGGATTAGAAAAAAGTTATAAGTCATTAGTAGACATTATAACAAAGTTATATAAGAATGGACAAAAATAGTACCGAAGAATATAGAAATAATATAACATTACATTTAACTAAGATGTGTTCTGATATTGGCCATATAAAAGAAAAGGTTAATGAAAACAATGAGCATTTAATTAGATTGAATGGCAGAGTAAGAGAAAACGAAAAACAAATATCATGGATGAAAGGTATAGGAACAACAGTGGTATTTGTTATAAGTATTGTTTTGTCTTGGCTTGGATTTGAAAAGTAATAAGGAGATATAAATGGCTGATGATGCAACAATGACAATTAAAGCAGTTCTACTGCCTGATGAAATACAAGCAACGCTTAAAGATTTGTCTTTTACATATACTCCTGCAGATGCAAATGATAAATGGTTTTACGGCATTGTTAATGTGCCACATAATACAGGGGGTGTAGATTTAATCACAGGAAAGTTTTTAGCTAACAGTGCAGGTGTTGCTACAGGCACAGCAAACGCAGATGTATCAACATCAGACAAAGTAAAGTTTTTATTTATAAAAAATACAGGAACAACTGATGGTAGTACAGGCACAGATGAAAGTGTTATGCTTGTACAGGATGGTTCTACTGCGGCACATAGTAGTACAAATGCATTAGAAATAAGTTCAGGTCAATCTTGGTTTGCAAAAATGCCAAATACAACAGTTGGGGACTTGCATGCAATATCTGCAGACCCTGACCAAACTGCTGGTGGTGGTAATGTTCAATGTATAATATGTGCAATAATAGATGATGTTGCATAGAAAGGGAAGAATGCTGCAAGGTGTCATAGTAAAGAAAGTATTAGATTTGGTCTTAAAACAGCTTTTAAAGAAGTTTAAATTAGATAAGATACAAAAGTATGTAGAAGAACCAAATGAGCTTGATAAGCAGGTAGAAGCAATGAAAAAAGATTTGAACAAATATGGCAAGTATATTGAAGAAGCAGAAAAAGAATTAGCTATATTAAAAGAAATGGCACATCCAGAAAGAGAATTAATTTGTAAATGTTGTAAAAATAAAACAGGAGAAAAATAATGGGAAAGATATTAGGAACAGTTGCAACAAAATTATTAAGTGAGAAAGTATTAATTGCTATAGTTTTAAAAGTAGGCGATTGGCTTGTACAAAGAAGTTCTAACAAACTTGATGACAAAATTTGGGCTGAGGTAAGCAAAGCTTTAAATGTAAATGCCTAAACAAGTTCTTGAAATAAATAATTTTGCAGGTGGTTTGAATGCATATTCAGATGCGAGAGATATTAAAGATACTGAATTTGTACAAAATTGGAATGCTGTTGTAAGTAAGGCTGGTATAATAAAAGTTGCTGGTATGGGTAAAAATCATATAGCAACTGATTATTTTCAAAAACTACCAACAAATTTTCAAGAAGGATTTGGTTTATTTCAGTTTTCTGCAGATTACGCAATATCTACAGTTTCAGGAGATTTTTCAATAGGTATTACTACAGGCACACGTGGTGGCAGCAATAGCACTACAGCACATACATTAGAAGACATACCTTCTACATCCTCTACAGATGATGAGTATAATAGTATGATACTATTTATTTATGAAGGAACAGGTATTGGAGAAAGTAGGGTTATAACAAATTATGTAGGAAGCACAAGGGTTGTAACTACAGAAGCTTTTGCAACGACATTAGATACAACTTCTAAATATATAATATATTCTTGGAAACCAGATTCAAATTGGTCAGGAGTTGGAGCTGTATCAAAAAAAGATATGATAGCAAATGGAATATATCAAAATTCAAATGAGACCATTGATTATATATCAAATGAATTTACAGATGATTATTTTATTTTATCAAGAGCAACAAGTATATCAGATGAACAATCAAAAAATCTTGGATTAATTTTATATGGAAAAGCATTTACACTTGTTCCAGGTATAGAATACACATTATCATTTGATTGCGCTGTTCAATATCGTTATTATAATTTAGTATCTAAAGGAAGTACAGATGCAAGCGGAACTTCTTATGGAGATAAAGTACCATGGGTTCAATTATATTCTACAAGTGTTGCTGATACAAAAGGAAGTATAAAAGCATTTAGTGCTACAGCTGTATCAACTTCTTCAAATTGGGGTTCAAATGCTACTTATACTGAAATAACTCCAAATAATAATACAGGTAGAGGGCAAAATGCAACTTTTAATCTTGTTATTTCAGGAAGCACAGGGACAACTGCAACTATACATATTGTAGAAAGAGGAAAAGGATATGCTGCAGGAGATGTGCTTACATTTAGAGACCCTGCTGACTCATCAAAGACTGCTGCATTTACAATAAGTTCAGTTAACATTACAGGACTTGCATTAATGGCAAGTTCAGATAATTCTGATAAAACAGAATGGAAATCTGGAATAGTAGGCAATGGTTCAACTTCAAAGTATATTGATGCTAATTATAACAATAACTATATAGCTAATGGTGATTTTACAAATGGAACAACAAGCTGGACATCAGGCAGTAAAGTTACAGCTGCAGAGGCAGGAGCAGGAGGTTCTAGGTATGATGAGCATGACGGTTCTTTGTTGCTGCAAAAAAGTAGCATTAATGGAAATGCTTTATTAAATCCTTGGGATAATAGCTGGGATGAATATATTTATCAAGATGTAACTCTTGATGAAAATACTACATATCATTTAAATTTTTTATATGATAATTTTGAAAGCAATGGAGGAATTGCAGTAGCTGTTTATGATACAACAAACTCAAAAGTTTTAATAAGTCCTTTTGATGGTATGAGAACCGCAACACGTCCAGATTCACTAACAGATGGAAGTCCTAGTATAGTAAATTATAGATTTGGTAGCAATAAAGCATCAGGTTCAGATTTTTCAGATTTAAAAGACATGAATTATACTTCGTTTAAAGTAGGTCATGCACCATTAAGTTCTACAACAACAACATGCACTGTTAGAATAGCATTTGCTGCTGTACAGCCATTGAGAAATGCAAGAATCGGTACAGTTACATTATATAAAGCACACAATGATTTAGTGACTATGAATTATCATTCAGAAAAAAAAGACGGTAATCCTTACAGTAATACAGAGGAAGGATTTAAAAGTTATTCATTAAAATTTAAAGTGCCTGAAAATTACTCTTCTGTTTCTACTTGGCAACTAATATTACACGCAGGCCAATATTCACAAAGAGATAACTCTTCAATTACACAACTAGGAGGAGTTGGAGTTGAAAATGAACAAGCTGTTTATTTTGATAATATAAAACTAATAAGTGAAGAAGGTGATACTATTACAGCATTATCTAACAATACAGATAGATTTAGCGATATATCTTTGCATAGCAAATTATCTGATACATGGATGAATAATTTAATAAGATGGAGTGGTTTAAATTGTCAACCAAACTATCAATATATAAATGGTATGTTAAAAATATCAGATGGTAATTTTGCAAATAACAATGTAAATAAATTACTATATTATTCTGGCAATGAAACTACTTATGGAGCTAGAACAACTGGATGGAGAGTTTCTGATAAAGCATTGCAAGAGCCGCCATCTTTATCTATAGCTAGTGCAAAGTCTAGCACAATATTGTCTGAATTCACTAATTGTATTCCAATATTAAATAATAGATATATACAAGAAATAGACGGTGCAGAAAATGTAAAACTAGCTGGAGATACTTCTATTAATAATAGAAATAATAATTCAATAGCAAGTGCATATGGAGCAGGTGATTTACAAGGATTTGTAACAAGACATTGGTTTTCAAGTGAAGCAAAAGCTAATGGAGAAACTATTTTTAGCGATACATATGATGGTAATCAAGTATTAATACCAAGATATTACCCAAATGACACTGCCACACAAGTTTCAACATGGTATGCAGATAATATATTAAATGAAAACTACTTTATGGCAGGCGGTGAATTTGATGATGATTCAAATACGTTTGTTTCAACTGGAGGGTTTCTATCTTCTGAATTATTTTATCCAAGAACTGGTATAAAACAGGCAGATACCTTTGATATTACATTAGAACAATCTCACACTAAAGAATTTGCAATTCCAATTGAAGTTTTAAAGCATGTATCAAATAATTCAAATATAGAAAATGTAGGTAATATTGCAAAAATTGATATAGAGTTTGAAATGCAATATGTAGGCAAAAGAATAACACAGGCTGGAACAGGTCCAACTTTTAAACTTGATATAGAAAAATCAACTGCAAATGATGTAACAATGGATGATATTAATGTAAATTGGACTCCTCATACATTCGCAGCAGAAGGATTTTCAAAAACAAGAAATTATGGTAATGGATATGCAAATGTTCACACTGACGAATTTTCTGCAGACAATTATAATTCTCCTGAAGATGATGGTGAGTGTTTAAATGTATATGTAAGAAGTTTTGGAAGTTCAGCAAAAGGCGTTGGTATATTTAAAGCTACTATTGCAGACTCAATAGCTTTTGATAAAAATGAAGTATCTCAAGATGAGCCTATTGTTTTAAAATTATCTGATGATATTGGCGATACTACTAATAACTTTTTACATGATATGTTGAGTAATAGAAGCAACAAGTTATTTAAATTACAAGCCGCTAATTTTAATTCACCAGAAATTTATAATCAAAATACAAGAATGGAAACACAAAATGCATCAGTCTTTTCACGTATTTTAATTAATAAATTAAATGTATATTATTATAATACAGGTATACCTGATACTGGAAACACTTTATCTTCTTTAAATGCAGCAGATACAAAAGTATTATTTCAATGGGATGAACCAAAATCAGGTGATTCATTAAGCTGGGGAGAAAGAAGTTTTAAAGTTGCTACAACATCTGTAAATATTTTTAATGAAGAATCAAGCATAAATGAAGTATCAGATATTATTGGAGGTATAGGTGAACCCACTGATAATTTTCCTGATGGAGAACCTGTTATACCATTGGGTTATGCGCCAACTATTGACGTACGATTGAAAGAATCTTATTATCATAACTCATATATATCAAAAACTAAATTTTACATGAGAGACGAAAACTCTGAAATATATTATTTACAATTTTATATTGACCATAAAACAGGAGAAATGCATTCAACAACTTCAGGTATCAAGTCTAGCAGTGCATATAATTCAAATAAAAAATGCTATGATTGGAATTTAGAAAGAGAAAGTTTTTTAAATTTTAATGAAGTGAATAGTTATGAGTCAGAAACATTCGTACCACAAGAAGATGCAGAGGATTCATCAAATTTAACATGCAGATACAAAACATCTGTTATTGCAAACAATAGATTGTATGTAGGTAATGTAATGCAAAATGGAGAAATATTTGGGGACAGAATGATTAAGTCACCAATAAATAAATATAACATTTTACCAAAGTCTAGTTTTGTTGATGTAGCAATAAATGATGGAGATGAGATTACTGCACTTGCATACTATAAAGACAAGTTATTGCAATACAAAAAACGTAAAGTATTTGTTATTAATATATCTGGAGACTTTGAATTTTTAGAAGATACTTTTGAAAATGCAGGGGTATTACAACAATCTTGTGTAACTAAAACACCATATGGCATTGTATGGGCTAACAAATCAGGCTGTTATATGTATAATGGTTCTCAGCTAGTAAATTTAATTGATAATAAAATACCTGTATATGAGGTTGCAGGATATCAAAATAATTTTTGGAATGTGGGTGAAAGAGTACCTTCAATTGCATATTCAGAAAAAGATGATGTGGTTTTAGTAAAATTTTTAGATGCAGGCAATAGTGTATTAACTGTTCCTGATAGTGCAGTTTATCATTTTTCAACAAATTCATGGTTGTTTTCTCAAAAAACATTTAACGATTCAGAAAAAACAAGTACTGGCGCTGTATCAAATTTTATTACAGATGAAAATGGAGACATATTGTTTTATAAAGTTGCAACGTCTTCTGATTCTTCTGAAGATGAAAGTAAATATGACGGTATAAAAAAATATAATTATGAACCATATATACAATATCAAAATGCACAAAGCACAGGAACATCTGCAATTAAATTATTTAATTTTGTAACTAAAGATTTTACATTTGGAAACTTAGCAGCAAGAAAAAAAATATATAAAGTTTATGTTACCTATAAAACAACAAGCGGCAATGACTCAAAAGTGTTAATTAATACAGCTATTAATGGTGGGGCGCTGACTGGAAGTACACCTATTAGCGCAACAAAAAGTAAGTTTTTTGGAACTTCAACAGCATGTTATCATGCATCAAACGGTTTATTAGATACAAGTGGAGCATGGAAAACAGCTGAATTAAGATTTACAACATCTTCAAATTATAATAATATAAACTCATTTCAATTGCAATTTTTTTCAGCCTTAATAGACCCTGGTTTTGAGATAAATGATATATCTATTGTATTTAAAACAAAAAGAATTAAATAATGGCTAATTTTCAGCATTTAAAGGCAACAAGAACTCGTGTCTTAAATACCTTGCCAGTCAAATCTTTTGGTGACGATGGTGACATTGTTATATCTCGTGTGTCAGGAAGAGGTGTATTTATATGCATAAAAGCTGGAGGTATGTGGTATGTTGCAAATCAATTACAAGAACTAGCACGTATTGGCAAAAATACACTAAAAGATTTAACAACAGATAAACTTAATGTAAAATCAATATTAAATGCTGACAGTAATGTTAGTGATGTAGTTGTATCGGATTCTGGAAATATTAAATTTAAGACAAGCAAACAGCTTGTTGATGATTTACCATTGCCATTTAATAATATAAGCTATAAACAGGCATATTGCTCGTTAGAACGCTATACAGACCAAGAAACATGTGAAGCTAATGGTGGAACTTGGTATTATTCTACAAATGATACACATGACAGTATAAGCAGCACAGCAGAAAATCAACTGATTACAATTGGTCAAATGCATAATAGTGTAGATACAGAGCCTACATTATTGTATGATGGTTCAGTATTGGAAATAAAACGTAATACAGATTTTGATGACAATTGGCAAACTGCAACAAATGACAATGTACTAAAACTGTCATATAGTTCTAGTGTATCATCTACATTAGGTACAGACTCTAGCGGTGTACTAAAAGTTACTGCATCAAGTACAGACTTATCAGGTACATTAGAAATATCTACAATTGCAGAAATAGGCAGCGATACAGATAAGTTTTTAATGTCTGATTCTGGTGTTGTTAAGTTTGTTACAGGTGCTAATTTACGTTCATATATTGGTGCAGGAACAGGTGATGGTGACATTACAGGTGTAAGTATTACAACAGATACAGGAGCAGGCAGTAAAGCTGAAGATACAGGAGGTTCTGCAGACTTTTCTATATTAGGTTCAAGTGGTGTAGATGTAACAAACAGCGGTACAACTATAACTGCTGTTGCTGTTCCCGCAGAAATAGACCATGATTCATTAAATAATTTTGTTGCAAATGAACATGTAGACCATACATCTGTGACACTAAGTGCAGGAGATGGACTTACAGGAGGTGGAGACATATCTGCAAATAGAAGTTTTGCTGTTAGCGTTGATGACTCTACAATAGAAATAAGTTCTGATTCATTAAGAGTAAAAGATGACGGTATTACATATTCTAAACTGCAAAATGTTACTAATGCAAGAATGCTTGGTAATAATGCAGGTTCAGATGGTGTTGTTACTGAAATGACAAAAGCAAACGTATTGTCGTTTTTAAATGTCGCTGATGGCGCAGATGCAAATGTAAGTGGAGATAGTGGTAATGCAGCAATATATGACAATAGTGGTACACCAGCATTTAAATCAGGTATAACCAAAGCAGAAGTGTTATCATTACTTAATGTTGAAGATGGAGCAACAGCAGGTGGTGCATCAGCATTAAATGATTTGTCAGATGTATCATATTCAAGTGGCGATTTATCTATAAACCTTTTAGATACTATAGTAGCACCTGCAACTCTTACAGTAGATGCAGGAGGAGATATAGTATTAGATGCTGATGGTGGAGATGTATTTATAAAAGACAATGGAAGCACGCTAATACAAATGTCAAATAATACAATAGTACTAGGAGAGGCACAATATGGTAATAGTACAATAACTTATGATGGTGATGATTTATTAGAGTTTGCTACTGAAGAATTAACAATAACAAACTATTTAAAAATTGCAGAAACTGCTAATGCAAATTCTGATACAGAAGC